CTAAACAAAGCCATCTCTCTAACTTTTTTGTATTGTTCTTGCAGAAATTTTTCTATTACTTTTGTGTCTCTCATTTTTTTTCCTAGGCTTAGGCAATAATAAATTACTCATCCATGCCGAATAACGATCTAAAACATCGCAACATTTATATATGAATCTATCAATCATATTGGTGCTACAATTATTGTTAATGTAATAAAAGCTATGACTAACATACCTGTAAAATAATAGTTCATATAGGCACGCTCCATATTATTTATCTCCCGTTAATGTATTAAAAAAGTATAGCTCCAATCAGAAAAGCAACAACAGCGATAATAATCTCTGTTCTGTTGTGTAACTGCCAAACCATTAATTTATCTAGATATTTTTCAATCATTGTCTTCCTCTAAGTTTCTCAGCTTATAGTCATAACTGCCTTCTTCATGCTCGTCTGTGATCCATTTAGCTGAATTTTCTACAGAATATATCTTACTGCTTACTAATCTATTAATCAAGTTTTTGTTTGGGTCAACACCCATAGATGCATCAAACATTTTAAGCCTATTATTTGGCTGTATTGCATAGTTTCCGTCATCTAATGCAATCACATGACCACATTTATGCTGGTCCGGTTTCTCTGCATAACCAAAATTTAACTCATTAAAGTCTCCTGCGCACCAATCTATTGTAAATAAATATTTACCTTTACGTTTTACGTTACGTCTAGATTTGTATTGCATGGTTGCTCCAGCTAGTTCATAAAAAGTTGTAACACTTACATTATAACTAAAACTATCCCACATTACTAATTCGTCTAGTGGTAATTCTTTTACCCCAGGTTTAGAACAGAAAGCTGATATAGGTGCTCGCCACCATAAACCACCATCTTCCATTAAGAAATGAAACATAGGTACTCTGTTTGGAATAGAACTAAAACCAAATACTCCTACTTCAAAATATTTATCATGTGAATCTTTTTGATCTCTAAGAAAGTTACCTCTTACCCAACATTCTATTACCGGTATGTTTGCATTTAAATAAGCCATTAGTCGTTTATAGTCCCCCAGTTAGTTCCGTGTTCGTAATCAACTTTGTTTGGTACTTCTAGTGTAACAGCCTGCTCCATTATCTCAACTACCTTTTTTGCCTGTGCGTCATTTTCAATAGATACACACAACTCATCATGTATTTGTATATGAGGTACAATACCTTCGTTATGTAAATCTAACATAGCTTTCTTAGTCATGTCTGCTGCACTACCTTGAATTAATTTGTTCAATGCTTTATAAGTGTAGGCTCTTTTAATCCCTGGTCCATGTTCCTGGAGTGCGTCTTCATGAGTCATAGCTTTATGCATACCAAAACTATTTGGTTCCCATAAATGGAATCTACATAGTCTTCCAAGTAAAGTTCTTATCTGTCCTCTATCTTGTGCTCTGTTAGAAGCCTTCTCCATAAGCTGTTTAACGAATGGTACTTTGCCATGATAAGTATTAAATAATTCATTAGCTTTTTCTTTTGATACACCTAACTCTGCTTGTAATTTATTTTTACCCATACCATAAAACAATCCTAAGTTAATAGTCTTGGCTTGTGTTCTTTTAATCTCAGCCATGTCTGCTACGGTCTGGTGAAAGTCTGAGTTAGGGTCATCGTTGTATGCATCCACTACATCATACACTGATGGTAGTTTATATAATGCTGCGTAGTGTACAACTAATCTTGGTTCTTGTTGTGAGTAATCAAAGCAACCCCACTTACAGCCATCTTCTGGTATAAATAGCGATCTAATCTTTGGTCCAAGATCTTTGTTACGTGCTGGAATTTGTTGTAGGTTAGGATTCTGATATGAGAATCTTCCAGTCACAGTTCCACCACCTGCATTTCTTAATTGGTTTATCTCTGCATGTATTCTACCCTTGTGTTCATATTTTAAAATAGAATCTATAAAAGTTGTGTGTGCTTTGTTAACTTCTCTAGCTTTTGCAATTAGATTAACTACAGGATGCTCGTGTTCTTGTAAAAAGTTTTTAGTAAAACTTGGTGCATCTGTTTTTTCTGTCCTATCAAATGGTATCTTTAAATTCTCAAAGACTTCTGCTATACTTCTTGCGGCCCATATCTGTGGTCTAACATTAGTTTCCTTTTCTATCGCAGTTAGTATATTCTGTTCCTCTTTTACTAGAGTCTTTTTAAGTTTTTGTGCACCTTCTACATCAACCCTTACACCTTTGAATCTCATGTCAACTAGACATGGAAACAAATCTGTCTCAAGGTCAAAGATAGATTGTGTGTCTTGTGATGTAATTTCTTTTTTCATCTCTTGCCATAAACCAAACGTAGCCTCTGCATCACGTTCAGCATATGCACCAACATTTAACGATGGTAGTTTATACATCTCAGATTTTGGATCTATACCCCATTGTGCTGCTGCCTCACTTAGGCCAGCTTCACTCTTACCATAACCATTATATTTCCATGATAAACTATTAAGATCATATCTAAATCGATTTTCATCAGTCACAGCTGCGGCTATCATTGTATCAACAATCCTGCCTTTAATTTGTAGTCCCAGTGCCCTGATCCAACATACATCGTACATTGCGTTGTGAAATATTTTTGTAGACTCTGTGTTTAAAAGATCTTGAAACCATTCTAATACTTTCTTACGGTCCATGTTGCCACCACCGTGGTGATTGATTGGAAAGTATCCTTTGTAATGTGCAGTTGCTACAGCTATTCCTATAACTTCTCCATTACCTATAATTGCACCAGATCCTTTTTGAATTAAATCTGGATCTCTTGTCTCTAAGTCAATTGCAATTTCGTCAACCTTGGTTAGGTCTGGAAATTCTGTAGGTATAACCCACTCTGTTTGAGCACTAAATATTGGTATTTTCATATTATTGTTATACTCCTATTTTTTCCAGGTAGTTTTGTTATCCAACCTCTTTCCTGTAACTGATTAATTTTTGTAAAAATTGTACATTTAGTTGAACCACCTGTTCCTTTTTTCATTTCTTCATAAGAAGGTGCCACATTATTTTTATCTATATAATCTTTAATAAAATTAAAAAGATCCATTTGTTTTTGAGTGATACTAAATTTTTTCATAATGTTAGGTAGCAAAGAATCAATAGGCAAGTAAAGAGCCCCATGTAAAATGGTATATGATTATTTGGTTCCATAGTCCCTTTCGATTATCATTTCTATAAAATGTATTGCTTTTTCTAAGTCTTGTTTTTTTCCTTTATCGCGATGTCTCACTATGTACTTTATAGCACAACCTTCAGGATATAGCAATTCGTTCTCAACTACAAACTTACTAGGTTGTATTTTATATTTTTGATAGTGTGAACCACCAATTTGTTTATCGTATGCTTTAGATGTCATAACCCCAATCCTCCCTTTTTGCTGTCATTATATATAAGTTTTGTTTTGTACGGGTAACCCCTACATACCAAACTCTTTGCTCTTCATCGTACTTGTCTTGATTCTTTTCAACGGCCTCTCTTATTTTTTTAGTGTTGTCTAAAATAATTAAAACATTATTTGCTTCACCACCTTTGGCTGCATGTATTGTTTGTAACTTAACTCTTGGTTTATCATTTAATTTTTCTTCATGACGCATCATTTCTCTAATGTATAAACATTCTTCTGGATCAGCTTGAAATACTTCATACCAATGATCAGTAAAAGTAAAACCAAACTCTCCTAAATCATACATACGTTCGTCAGTTAAAGTTTTATCTACACCTAAGAATTCAAATAAATCTTTTATTTCAGACAAAGATAGTTTGTCCCCATTGGTCCAACGTGTGTAGTCTTGTATTGACTTATACAGTCTAGTCCGATAACTTTTTCTACCTTTTATTTCAAAATATACACCCATATCTTTTAGTACAGGTTTTAATTTAGTAAGCTTGTCATTTGTTCTTGCAAGTATTAACCAATCACCTAAATTTAATGGTACATCTTCTATTGAAGTTATGTATTGTACTATTGGGAGTAAAACATCTTCTCTTGGTTTCCAATATTTTTTAATTCTTCTGTGGTCGGGTATTCTATTTAAAATATTATTAGCTATGTTTTGTACAGCTCCAGGTACCCTGTATGATTGTGGCAAAATAATGTCTTTTGCAGGCTCGCTCTGAAACCTTGCAACATCTGCACCAGCCCATCCATAAATTGCTTGATCGTCATCACCAGCTAGGATAACATGTTTAGAGTTTTTCTTAAGTATATCGTACATTTTCCACTGTATTGGCGACAAATCCTGTGCTTCATCAATAAATACTACGTCATATTTTGGACACAATTCGGACACATTAAATTTTTCAATCATATCTGTAAAATCTACGAGGCCATACGCTTGCTTGTAGTTATCTACCTCATCTTTTAAAATTTTCAATAAGTGCTTGTCTATGTCTTGTGAATACATATCAGTATTATATTCTTCATCTATTGTAATGCCTTTGATTCTTGCTGCATTTACTATGTTAAAGTATTCGCTATCTGAATCTACAAACCCTGTTTTCTCTTCTCCACTAGAATAAACTGTAACCTCTATACCTAGTTTACGACCTATGTCTTCGTAATGTTCCTCTTGCATAACATTACTTTTTTTCATACCCAACAAAGTAAAAGCTAGTGAGTGTAGAGTTCTAAAATATTTTAAATCTTTTTTACCATACTTTGGATAAAGATCTAAAGTTCTGTTCACAGCTTCCTCTGCAGCCTTCTTTGTAAATGCAAAGTAGCCAATCTTATCTATAGGTGTACCAAACTTAACCAATGTTTTTACATAGTTAATTAGTCTAGTTGTTTTCCCTGTTCCAGGAGGCCCGTATATTTTTCTAATCATTACATTATATCCGTTTTATGTTCTAGTATAGTATGGTTAATTTTTATATCTTCAAAACCTTTTGTACTTATTGAAACTACATTTTTAGTAGGTGTATTGTACTTACCTTTTTCTTTTGTGGGAAATCTCTTTTGTTCTATAAATTCTAATCCACATTCTTTATAATTATTACTCATCATAACACCCGTCTTATCCTCAGAGTGTTTCCAATTCTTTGCTCTAAGCTTATCGTAAAATTTATCAAATTTAAAATAAGCCTTACCATCTTCGATTAATACTGTACCTGATTTAAATGCAGCATCATTCATAGCTTTAGGTCCATTAATTTTTGCATGTATGACATCATGTAATTTTTCTTTAGGTGAAGTACCAATAGGAGGGTTTACTACTTTCTGTGTGCTGAAAAGAGCCTCTAAAATAAGTTGGTCTTCCGGTGCTTTTATAATTGGTGGTGGAAACCCTGCCGCTCTTGCTATTGAATTTCTACGTTTACGTTGATCTGTAACATGTTCAATTGATTTACAATATACAGATGCTTTTCCTATACCATCTGGTTTAGTTACATCAAATTCATATTCTGGTTCTGGTTCAATATCTATTTTTCTTAGATTAGATAATACAGGGTACTGTCCTTTCGACCCTGCAAGAATACCGTATTTCTTTTTAACACATATACCTTTTTTACAATAATCATTAAGAGGACTCTGTGTACAAGTATAACCTTTTTCAGATTTAGACCATGATCTAACTTTAGCGTTTACATTTTTTTCTGTCCAAGCATTTGCATGTACGGGTTCAAAATATTTAACTGGTGCATTCATCACTCTTTGTTGCCAGTCATCTGGGTACTTCATCTTCACAAACACATGATAATTATACATAAATCTGTCCTTACCATCAAAGCCTGGATCCTTCATTATCTTGCTAAGATGAGCTAAACAAGGAGGGCCATCATCAAAATCTGAGTCAACACCTTCTAAGTCTTTTTTTTCTATACTTTCTGTTATGTTTTTTAAATCTTCTATACTAACTATATTAGCTTCTGCAACTTCAAGAAATTGTTCTAATGTAAATGTTTTACCATCTAGATTTATTGCTAACCTCTCGGATTTTTTAAAATAAGGTAGGTTTATAAATTGACCTGGACCTACGTTCCCTGTTTCCGGATCCTTTGTTAGTTGTGTCTGTTTAGGAAATACCTCATTACTTGATTTTAGTTTAAACAGTGGGAGTAAATTACTTAAAAAAGAAACTATGACTGTGGCTAATATAAATTCATTAACAAACAAATATAAATGCAACCCACCACTTTTAGATAGAACAGGTATTAAAGGTAGTTTGTATTCTTGAATTTTTTCAATGATATATTTTCTATCAAAGTCAACGTAGTTTTTTGGGTCTATATCTATAACACCAAATTTTGCTTCTGAATTTTCATTACAGGCTTGTACCCCAATAGATAAAATACCGTCTAAATGTTTTTGATAAACTTCTTCTGTAAGTTCTTTATGAGTCCAACCATAATCACCAGTGGGAAGTACTAGCTTACCACCTTTATCTGGATCAACTTTAGCATTTTTAAGCTCGGCCGTACCATAAGCCTTTCTATATCCATCAAATATTTTTATATATCTTTTAATCATAGCTATCCTGTCGATGCGGACCGGTTAGTCTCCCAAACGGTCCACACTGTGCACATACCCCTAAGGGATTATATAATGCTTTTACTTTCCGCTTGTTTCGGTTCAACATGCTTTGCTTTCACAGCACCTTTAGAAATGCTTTCAGAAAATGACTTAGCTTGTTGATACGTACTTGCTTCAGTTATAGGACCTACTTTACTAACTTCCCAACCAAACCAAGTGCCTTTATCGTTCGACATTTGAGTAGTCTTTAGTTTGTAAATGTGGCTAAAAGATGCCGGTGTATATAAACCAGCTTTACCTTTTAATTTGATACCAGACATCATTGAGTTCCATTTTCTACTAATTTTTAATTGAGTAGACTTCATAGAAATCAAAGCTGTTTGTGGACTATCTCCTTGAATGATCACAAAGTGTGATGCAGTCTTTTCAACATAGTTACCGTTAGGTAATCTATCTTTATAGTTAGCATCTGGTTTTGTTTGTGACATGATATCAGACGAAGAATCGTGTACCATTACTGGTGCACCTGGTCCTTCTCCTCTATCTTTCCATTCAACATACTCTAACTTATAGAAAGCAGGAATAACATCTATTCCTTTTACGCCATCGTATAAATCTCCAGTAACTGAATTGAAAATCATTCCAGGTTCTGCTCCTTCAACGTGTTTACCATCCCTCTTATTTACTTCAGGTGATAATTGTCCTAGGATTTTAAGAAAAGGTAAAGCTAAGTCTT